TCTGTGGTTGTCCTGTTCTTCTCAGAAAATTCTGCACCTAGGGCCGTGTACCCAGCCTTGTCCACCCATGAATCATCATGGTCTATTGTCTCTAATAGCCTAGCTGTCTTGACCCAGTCCATCATTAATACAACGTGTTGTTCTGATATTTCAAAGTGCGTTTCGAAAGCACTCCTAACAATGATGTTCCACCCGTCTGCGATACGCCGGTGGTTCTCGAACGCATCCCCATAATCCTTGGCCCTCTGTCCGTTAATCAGTTCTTTTGCGGTGTCTAGGATCTCATCACGTTTCATTGTACATTCTCCAGAGTTTTCTTTTTAGGTCTTGCTTTAGGTCGGACGCTGACCTGCACCGCAGTCGGGTGGTCATACGAATAGAAAATGTGGTATCCAATACGCGCAACCCTATGTAGTTTCTTGCGCCAAACTGGCCGAACACTCGGTGTGTGGTAGTGATCCGCGGTACTGGGCGGCAAGATGTAAGGATCGTTTATGATCTCAACAGCAAGCTTCTGTGCCGCGGCCCAAGCTACCTCGTCCCTGGGCGTAGGTGCATTGCCCTTTCTATAGAACGAGAACTGCCGGTTCTGTGTGATTACATTGCACATGGACGACGGCCACCGAGGTGACTTCATACGGTTCACGATGACCCTAGCCACCATAAGCTGTCCGTTGAGGGGCTCACCTCTAGCTTCATGGTACAGTGCCAGAGATAAACATGCGGCTGCGGCTATCAAAAGAACTGCGCCGTAATGGTTACGATGATGATGATGTAGGCAAATACAGTTGCCCATGGTAGTAGACGTTTAATTATTTGTGATATCATAGCTCGTACCTATACCTTTTATCTGTATCCAAGATGTGTAATTCTCTCTTGGCTCTTGTTACCCCTACATAGAACGCCCGATGTTCATCGTCTGGGTACTTGGATTCCATGCATGCCTTGGTTGATGCCAAGAACACTAGACAGTTGTCATCCTCTCCGCCCTTCATCGCATGAAATGTTGACAGTTTAATTCTTGGGGGCTGGGTAATCGACTCGCCCCTTCTCTCGATCGCTTGCACATACATCTTATCGTCGCTGCCAAGACGCACAACATCCATTGCATCACGGGTTCTTTCACACTCTAGGCCGTAGTCTTTGTACAGCGCATCGATGCTCAACTCTCCAGTAGGATCGGCTGCATCTAACAGGTTGCTGGCACCGCGTCGGATAACTTTATAGTCACCCTGCTTGGGCACAACTTCGTACATCTTCTTGATGCGATCAACGGCAACCATGTCTCCGGCTTGTAGCTCTCTCCACGTTTGGATGGCCCGACCAACCTCGGTCTTAATAGACGGCCGGCCCTTCACTGAGTATAGGTAGCCAGCTTCCCTGATGGTGTCGGCGAACTCTTTAACAAAGCTGTTGGTCCGCGCCATGATAGTCCAAGAGCCTTGGTGTATAGGAACACTGTCCAAGGTCTGGTGATACTGAACGACACCCTCTTCTGTGGTTGGGTAGAACTCTTTGTGAAACCTAGTGTGTATGCGCTTTACGATCTGCTGAGACAGGTCGAAGACCAGCTTGGGTAGGCGGTAGGATTGTGACAGGATCTCGACGTTGTCTGTAACTTTCATGAACCTTTCAACAACAACACCCGTCCACCGGTGGATAGCTTGATCATCATCGCCAGCATACACAGTGCGTTCAGCGTTCTCTCTCCAGTGTAGTACCATCTCCCACTGTAGAGGGGTAAGATCCTGTGCCTCATCAATGAACAGTAGCTTTAGACGTGGAGCATCTACGTTCAGTGACAACTCGATCATGTCAGGGAAGTCTACCTTCTCGTTCTCAGACTTGTATCCGGTCACCGTCTCATAGATCTGCTTCATCTTACTGAAGTACATGTTGTAGTCTTCAGCCTCGTTGAACTCTTCTGACAAAGTACACTGACGATACCGAGACCGGTCTATCATCTGTAGATACTTTGTTCCGTCACCGCCGATCGCAGGGATCAACACCCCATCGTCAGGAGAGGCAGAGTCTGCACCCTTAAAGGACAGCCCCAAGGTTTGCCCAAGGATGCGCCAGTCTTCCAAGGACAGCAGGTCGGTGCGTGTTAGGCCAAGCAATCTAAAGGCCGCTGAGTGCAGGGTCCGGAACCAAGGCAGTTGTTTAGGCTCAAGGTTAAACCTAGCACAGGCGCGGTCCTGTGCTTCTTGCACAGCCTTCTTAGTGAAGGACATGAAGCCAATCTCCTCGGGACGTGTGCCTTGCTCCAGTGCATCCTCGACCATCTGCATAAGGGTGTGGGTTTTACCGCAGCCTGGTGGACCTAGGAGTAGCTTATCAGTCTTCAAGGTGCTTGCCCCGTGGACGGTCTTTCAACCAGTCGCGCACCTCTTGCTCGACCCACCGGCTGGCAGTATTCTTAGCGCCATCGTTCTCACCCAGGATAATAGGTTTAGGAAAGTCACTGTTGCTGACCCACTTGTATATAGTGGACCGCGATACACTTAACCAATCGCTCAGTTCCGCAATACGCATAAGCTTTTCATCAGAAGGGAATGTCATTTTCTATCTCCACGTTTTGTAGTGCTGTTTCATTTTCAAAGGCTGGGACCCACCAGACTCTGATAGTAGAAATTTTGCCGTCTTCCTTACGGATAGCTTGATGACCGTAACAATCATCTCCACTATTCATACTCTTGATTTGTTCTTGGATCTCGGCCCTGTTGTAGTCATTGAAGCCCCTGTTCTTTAGGAACTGTGTTACTCCACTCATCGTAAACTTAGTAAGACCATCCTCTGTCCAAGGTTTGCCCATGGATATTTCCTCTGGAGAAACGGCTCGGATACGGCTGGTGCAGTAGTTGGTAAGTAGTTCCTTGAACTGACCACTGATCGTAAGTTCTTCGGGGACATCCATCTTTACTGACTTGGACATCAGGCCGTTGATCATCTGTTGCCAGTCGTTGGCCTTCATCAGCGGGGGCATCATACTTAATTGATCCATGCAGGACCTCTGCCACAACGTCTGGTTCTGCAACTGTTCTACAGTTAGCTGAAGTCTCTGCCCATCAACGTCCATGAAGTACATCCTGGGCTCGGACAACATGATCGTAAGACCACCAACACTGGGCGCATCAGGTGCGCTGCTTCCTATACCAAACGGTCTGGACTTACATATCTTCTTGTCGCAGTGATCCTTCAACGGGCAGATGTCACACTGAAGAAAGTATTCCTTCTTCATCAAAGACTTTTGCAGATCTACAATCTCGCCAGCTTCTAAGGCGGGACTGCATAGCATGCGGTTGTAATCCTCATGGTGCTTCTTCCAATCGTCAGGCCACTTGAACCTGCAATACACACCCACATTAAACATAAAGATGTTGCGGAACTCAGTCACCGAACCTTGGCTGGAGATAACTTCTAAGCAGTAGGGCCCGTCAGTAAAGTGTGATCGCTCACCACCAAAGGTCATCTCGTCTAGGTCCGAGGCAGATACACGAGCCTTGCTCACGGCCTTGTGGAACTGGGCCATGGTCATCGACTCGCCCTTGGCGTCCAACGCATAGCGTGTCGTGATGTCACCACCAAAGTATGGCATGTTGATAAAGTTACCAACGTCCCCTCGATCAGCAAGGATCTTGTCCTGCTTGGGGAATATCTCACACCCGCTGTAGCCCAGCGCGACAGACATCTCGGTCAGGTATTCTCGGACCAGTGCCGCCGGCTCCCAATCCTTGGTAAACAAATAAAGGTGGGCGCCACCGGACTTAGACCTGCACATAATCAACGGCAGCTTCATCTCATAAACCTTATCGTTCAGAGCTTTCAAATCTAAATCATAAGTATCGATATCAAGAGCGCCGAACTTACACATGTTGTCTTGAGTAATAGGGATGGAGCCCACGCCCATCTTGCCTTCGATATGTGCCTGTATCTTTTCTTCTGTAAGTGCGCCCCGAACAACACGGCTATCGGACTCGGCCTTGCCGTTCCTACCGGTGCGCCCAACAACAGTTGTCCCGTGCGCCGCACCCGATCCTTCGAACGCCTCTATTAATTTCTTTGCATCTGACATTATTAGCCCCTTGGAGAAATAAAACAGGGTAGATCTTGTAGAAAAGATCTACCCTATCGTTACTTAAAACGGTATTTCATCTTCCAAGTTTGATGTTGCTGACTCAGACGCTGTATCTTCTGAGGCATTCTTTTTCTCATCGTCTTCTGATGTGACCTTAACTTCACCGGCGACACAGGATTCACGAAACTTCTTAGCTTCTTTCAAGATGCCCCGATCAGATACAAGTCCGACCTTCTCGACAGACCAGTTGGCCCATTCACCTTGGTCATTGCTATCTTCAGTGGAGGTTAGTTTCCACATGGTAGCGAAGACGGCTGGCGTAACCATAGCTCCTGTCTTAGGATGCTTGATCTTCTGCATAGCGATCTGTGTCTTCCAGCGACGGCTGTGCTTTAAGGCACTAGACTTCATGTCAATCACAGCGAGTTGGAACATCCCATCGTCACCAAGAACTAAAACAAAGTGTTGATCCGACCTAACCAGTTCGTTGCCATGCGGTAAGATTTCCTTGGAACCTACACGCTTAGCGAGTTGGAGGATTGGATCGGACGGGCTGAGTTCTCCTTTGAAGCCACCACCTTGCTCACGAGGTATGAACTCAAGATACTTAGTAACCTGATAGCAGGGGATAACTGTTATACCAGTGTTACCATCCCAGTATTCCTTGGTGACATTGTTATAAATGCTACCCAGTTCTGCACCCTCGATGTACTCAGGCTTTTTCTTGTTGAGTTGTGTTGATAGTATTTGAGCTAAACGAACGAAAGGTATCTCTAATTCGCTGGCGTCAAACACTGTACCTTCGCCGGCACTGTCAAAGATATCATCCAAAACATCTGTGCTTAACTCTGCATTTTTTTTCGTTGCTACTGCGTTTCCCATTATGTTTTCCTTTTGATTTCTGCTGCGTTTGCTATGAATGCCCCGAACATGTCGAGGTTGATTGGTTTCCCTGCGGTCACACGTTCTTTGATGAACGCCTTGAGTGTGCTGGGATGGACGTGGGTCTTGGTCGAAGGATCAAAACCTTTAGCGCGAAGGATGCCAACGACATCTCCGGCCAGATTGTCTTGGCCCTTACCAAAGGAACAAGTGATGTCATTCTTTATGATGTCATCAAGATTGTTTTCCCGTAGCCAATCGAACGCCTGTTCTTTATTAGCGGCTGGGATAGACGCATGTACCATCATCTTACGTTGGACAGTGAGCCCGTCTACATCGAGACGTTCAACACCCATTTCATCCATCAATGCTGGTATGTTTTCTACTGAGAGCTTATGTTTCTCAGACTTCAAAGACTTCAGATGCACTTCAGCATCATCGATCTGGTCCTCCACGTTGCGGAGTTTTCGTACAAGGTTGGATAGATCCTTCCCCGTTCCTACTGTGACATCAGCCAGAGCTTGGCCTTCGTCAAACATGTCTTCAAATATATCACTCATAAGTATTCCCTCTTCAGAGTTGTGGTTGACACACAAGCAATGGTGTGCAAAAACTACGATACAGGAGGAAACAGATGACTGTCAACTATAAATTTAAAACCGTACCATATGATCACCAAAAGACTTCCTTGGACGCAGCCGGAGATAAAACATCCTTCGGCTTCTTCATGGAGATGGGCACTGGTAAATCTAAGGTGCTGATCGATAACCTTGGTCAGCTATTTGTAGATGGTAAAGTTA